AGAAACCATTTTCTGACATCCAGTACGCAGCACCATCAACTTCTACGGCTGCATTCTGTCCTATCAATCCACAGTTAGTACCTACCTGTTCAAAAGCAAATGTAAATGGTTGACCAACAAAACGCATAGTAAATAAAGATGTATCGGTCCAAATATAAATTGCATTTCTACCAAGTTTAGCACCCATGATCCGTGATCCGGCGGCCAGTCTTTGTGTACCAGCTGTATTTTCTGCTGTAGGTGTATAGTCATTAATATTTTCTTGAGAAGAAAATCTTATAAACATATCGTCTTGTGTAGTTTTATCTCCAATAGTTGTTTCTGTTCCAAAAAATACTAAGTGACGATCGGGTGTTGATACTAACATATCACGTGACGCTGTTGGTGCACCTGATATAATAGTTGCTCTTGTTGCTGTTGCATTTGTTGCATCACCATCCCATTCAAAACATTCTCCATTATGTATTAACGCTATTAATGTTGATCCTAAATTGTCCAAAGACCATAGACCAGGATCAATTACTTGGTCGGTGTTAGCCGCAGCAGAACCCCATCCAGTAAAACCAGATGAATTAGTTACTGTTGCACCATTACTATGTGCTGCACGAGTTGATCCTCTTACTGCTCTAGTTATACCTGTTAAATCGTTACCTGACACACCTGTGTATGAAATTTCTTCTGTTCCTACTTGAATATGGTTTGTACCTGTAGATGGAAAACCAGTTGTACTTGTTAATGTAATACTTGTTCCTGATCCACCTGTACCATTAGCGTCATTTAATAATGCACCATTTAAAGTATTGGTTAATGCTCCTAATAAATTACCACCCCATAATGCAATACCCCAACCAAATGCACCAAGTTGTTCTGCTGGTCCTACATGATAGTATTGAAAAAATTTAACGCTTCCAGATGTAGTAGCACCTGACCCTGTTTCATTGTTATCCATTGTAATAGTAATTGTTGTGTCTGTTGGAACACTAGTTACCATATATTTTATGTCATCAAAATCTGATGCTGAATAATTAGAATTAGTTGCAGTTGAAAAATTACTAAATAATATAATGTCTCCAGCTACAAAACTATGTGGTGAAGGAAAAGTTATTGTAACTGTGTTTGATCCATTAGTAGTTGTAAAACAATTTGATAAAGTTGTACCCGATGGATTAACTAAAGGGTGTATATCATAGTATACACCTCCAGAATAAACATATAAAATTCTGTTAGTTCCTATTACTGAAAATTTTGTAGAGTCTTTGTTAACAAAATGATGCAAACCTCTTGTAGCACCTGTTAGTTTATCTTGTCCTAATTGATTCCAGCCACCTATTTTTTCAGGTGTACCGTATCTAAAACGAACGTTTTCTCCATCTGTCCATTGAGACTCTGCACCTGTAGATGTAACTTGTTTGTTGAATCCTGGTAAAAAACCTAGTTTTTGTAGCATATAAAAATCCTGTTTATTAGGTATTATAGCAGATTGTAAGTGATTTCAATATGTTTAAAGCAGAGGGAATCTGTGGTGGATCATCCCCCTGCAAGCCTAATGTATAGACTATTTTTTAATTTTTGTCAACTTAACACCTTTAAACCAAGCGGGTGCGCCTAGTAAAGGTCGTTTGTCTAAGTAGTTTTCTTTAGCTGTTTTTGATTTAGCTTTATTATAATGTAAAAATACTTGTCCACAGTTCTTGCCTTTAAATTCTTCTCTCCAATGTTCTAGTTCACAACCAGAATAAATTAACATGTCACCTGGTTCTAATTGTACTTTAACACCAGCTTGACCTGTTTTAGTTGTTGGATCAAGATATATTGGCCATGGATCACCACCTAAATTTAATGTAGTAGATATTTCACATGAATATCTATCTTTATGTCTAGCTAATACATCTCCTTGTTTGTAAATTCTTGCATAGGAATACGTAGGACTTAACTTAATACCAGTGTGTTTTTCCATAACAGGTTTTACTTCTTGTAATAAAGTTTCCATGGCAATATCCCCGTAATGTGAATAAGTATTAGGCACTTGTTCATCGTTCCATACACCAAAGTATTCTGTAAAAGGTGATAGGTATTTGTTATCAAATAAAAATCTTGCAACATTTCTTTTGTTTAAAAAATATTTATAAACAAAATTTGCTAGCTCAGGTGAGATAGCTTTTTTTAATACTGTGTATTTATTTGTTTTAAACGACATTTAATACTCCTTTAGGTATTGCTTGGCAGTTCCAATGTATAAATCTAAACGGACTATATCCCATATCTACAATATATTGATGAGGCATATATGATGGAAAGAACATTATTCTACCAGGTATAGCTTTATAATTAACTTGTGATGAAGCATACGTTACTTTTGATTTATCTTTTTCTGGTAACAAATTCATAAGATTTCCTGGTCTTGGGTCTTCAAACATAGGCATAGATGTTGACTCATCTGCTTTTAAAAAATAAAATCCAGATATATGACCATTCCAGTGAGTGTGTAAAGTATGGTGTCCACCACCTTTTTTAGCAAACTCTTGTACCCATAATTCTGTAGTAAACAATTGATGACCTGACATATCAAAACCCATCTCACCTAATAAATTATAAGATGTTGCACCTATGTAATCTTGTAATTGTTTAAAGTTAGGATCACCAATTAATGATGTTGAATGGAAAACATGACCCATGTCTCCTTTATCACCAAACTTTTTATTACGTTTATTAATAACTGGTTTTAATATTTTCTTTGACTCTTCAATATATTTGTCCGATGCTTTGTTCAAAGTATCAACAAACTTAGGTTCGTCTGCAAACCATATAGGACACTTAAAAAATTCTTCTACTTGTAATTGTTGAGGGTATCCATCTGCACTACCACATGACATCTCTTCTAGTTTTTTTCTTGTTTTTTGTTTTCTAGCTTTTTTCTTTTTCATATTTATCCTTTATTTATATGGCCATCCTAAATTCCAAATAACCAAACTGTTTCTTTCTCCACTTTTTACTGGACATACTCTATGCCACACAAAACCAGGAAATACAACTAAAGATCCTTTAGGTAATATCTCAGTGCATTTACGTATATTAGGTTTTTTATCAGGATCTAAATTTCTAAAATCAAATTCTAGTTCTCCACCCTTATAATCTTTTGGATCAGATAAACTAACAGTTACAGATAATTTTCTAATCTTACCATGTGAAGGATCTCCTTGTTGTCTTTGATAGGGTTGATCCCAACCATCACAATGCCAATCATAATACTGGCCTTTTTTATATTTTGTAAATTGACAAGACTCACTAAAGTCCCATTGAAAATTCCAACCAGCACTAGCGTTTGCTTGATGCACATAAGGTTGTATTTCTTTATAAATCCATCTGTCATTCATCCATACAATGTCAGAGTTTCTTTTCTTTTTTAAATCTTTTGTTTGCTTTGCATTTAATTTTTTACCATTACCATAACCACCAGTAACTGCCATTTGATCTTGCATTTGATGACCATATTTTACAATGTCATCACAGATACGTTCTGGAACGACTGATTGGAAATACCAAAAATAATTAGTTAGGTTCATATGTCTTTATAAAATATTTATAACTTAGTTATATATTAAAGTAAAGAATAATAAAAAGAATTGATCTAGATCAATTATGCTACTGTCAGTGTGCCTGTAGCTGTAAACTTAGCTATTTTATCTCCACCTGGATGAGTTGATATTGTAGCTGATGGACCTGGGTTAGCAGTAAAAGTAACTGCACTCGGTCCTCTAAGAACAACGATACCTGATCCACCACAACCAGATGATGAAGGACCAGATTTAGCACCACCACCTCCAATACCTGTGTTAGCAGAACCACTTGATCCAGATCCAGCTGAATTACTTTTTCCTGCTCCTCCAACTGCATAAGTAACATCAGATCCTGTAATTGTATTAGGAACTCCAGATCCAGCTGCACCACCACCCGGTGAAGGTGTACCACCTGTACCACCTGCACCACCACCTCCAGCACCGATACCTGTGCTATTACCAGGACCATTACTACCACCATTGTTTCCTTGTGGAGGACTGACTGGAGGAGAATTTCCTGTTCCACCAGGGAAAGTAGAACCCACCGAAGAACCACCTCCACCACTACCAGATCCTCCTGGTTTACCATTTGAAGATCCTGAACCTCCACCTCCTCCGCCAGCAGTACCTGTAAATTTATTTGTTCCTTCTACACCAGCAGTATTAAATACTGAATCAGTTCCATTAGGTCCATGGCCTGATGCTTGAGCACCACCACCACCAATTGTTATAGCATAATCTCCTTCTTCTATACTTATAGCACTTCCTCGTAAAGGAGAAGGTCCATAACCAGAAGCTCTGTAACCTCCGGCACCACCTCCACCACCAGCTTCACCTGAAGGAACGGGAGCGTTACCACCAGCTCCACCTCCGCCTACTATTAAATAATCTAATGTATAAGATGCTAAAAACCTTGGCCATGTTCCTTGTTGCTTGGCTGCCATTTGACTTTGCATTGACCACACACCACTTGCTTTGTTTAATTCTTTTATCATAACTGTACCTGATCCACCATTACCACCAGGTTTTGCTACATTACATCCAGGAGCATCACCAGCTCCACCACCACCACCGCCTGTGCCATCAACACCTGCAAGTCCTGGATTGTTACCACCATCACCACCATTACCTCCACCGCCAATTCCACCAGCTGAAGATGTTGTACCATATGCAGGTGCTCCAGGATAACTACCACCGCCACCACCACCGGCAAAGTGACCACAAGCAGTAGCTCCTGTGGTAGGGGTGTTTGCAATATAAAAAGGTTGAGGTGCTGATCCAAAAATTGATGTAACGGGAGATCCAGCACCACCTGGTCCACCATATGCAGGATTAGATGCATTACCTCCTCTACCTTGTGTACCAGCTGAACTTGCTCCACCTCCACCTGAAGCCCATAAACTAGCACCACCTGGAGTTTGTGATGTTGCACCTGGATTACCTTGTCCGCAAATTCCTGTTCCAGCTGGATATGATTGATCTCCACCAACACCACCTCCTGATCCTCCATTCATATTAGCAGATGGAGTACCCCCAGCTGAAAAATAACCACCTCCACCACCTCCACCACAAGTTACAATTTCATTACTTGCACATGCATTAAATTTTGATTGATTTCCTTTAGGTGCTGAAAGACAACTATTATTTGAACTAGCACCACCTGCACCTACTATTACTGGAATTGTTCCACAAGCAGATAAATTTTCAGACGTTTTTAAACCACCAGCTCCAGCTCCACCACCACTACCAACTCCACCGGCACCTCCACCACCACCTGCTACTACTAAAACAGAAACAAATCTAGTTCCTGTTTGAAGTGTCTTACATCCTGATGTTGTGTGAGCAGTAACCGTGTTCTTCCCGAAAGAAGTTTCATTTGTTTTACCGATTATTCCGCCATTAGATTTGGCCATGTCTTAAGTCTCCTATTCGGACACCCAAGCTGAGCCATTCCAATTATATTTGGTAGGTGTTTCCGATTCGTCGTTTGATTTTATTGCTTCCCAACCTTGTGTGTTGTCAGCGTCGTATTTTGTATCGTTCCAAGAAATTATATATCTCCATACTGATGGATCTGCACCATCATCTGTAATTGTTGGATGAGTTATAGGTGCTTGCCAATCGTCACTTGAATCTAATGACCATGAAGCATGAGGTTGTTGTGATAAAAATTTATCTTTTACAGGATCATAAATTGATCCAATACCTGCGTATT